CGGATGGCCGTCGACCTGTATATTCCGGAGTTGAAGTGCACCCACAGTTATTTTGCCACGGAGATCTATTTTCGTGGACATGCAAAAAGCAGAGGAGAATGAATATGCCGAAAGCAAAAACCGTGGAGGGTCAGGCCGTGGAGATCGCAGCGATGGTCATGCAGGCAGCTGGCCTGTGCCGGTATGACGATGTGGGTAAGTGTCGGCGGTTGTTTCCTGATACCGCAACCTGTGAGAACTGCATCAAGCAGTGGCTACTGTCCAAAGCTCGCAGGGAGCTGGCAGGCCGATGAAGCTGAACGGCTTTTTTTGAGAGGTGTAGAGATATGAAAATTCGCTTTAAGGTCGCAAAAGGCCGAGCCATCGCTGAATACAAAGGCGACGCAGCCACGATAGATGAGGTGAAGGAACTCCTGGAACGGGATGAGGTTATATCCTTGTCTGTGACCAAGATGACACCCAGCCAGTATTTCAAGTCCCTAAAAGGAGGCACCGATAATGGCTGAATGTATGAAAAACGGCATCACCTGCCCGGACTTCTACAAATGCTCCCAGGAGGGCGATGTTGTGGCCAGCACTGGAAAGAAACTACAGCAGTTCTGCTTCTACTGCATGGCCACGCCGCGCATCAAAAAGATCGGCACCATCGCTTCTTGGACTGGTACCACGCCACCGTGGTGCCCGAGAGGTAGAGGCGCGTAATAATGGGTAATTATCAGAAAGCATGTCCAAAGTGCGGAAGAATCGCAGGATACAATTCGTGGTTCGGGGCCTATTACTGTACCGCCTGCGGCGAACTGTTTGGAGGTGACGGCAAGTGAATCACGACGCTACCCACTGCGCCGATTACACAGCGGCCTGCCCCAAGAGCTGTTACAGGGCGCAACTGACGGCGGAACTGCGAAAGATCGTCTATCCGCTCCCCGTGTCATGGTGTAATTTCAAGGGAACGAAGGAGTGCCCGAAGTGGCCAAAGGAGGGTAAGAAAAATGGCTGACAAAGATTTGATTTCTAGGCAGGCGTTGCGAGATGTGGTCTGGAAAAGCAAAGAAAGAAACAGGCACAATCAAATTACGGCAAAGGCCATACATGCAGCAGAGCATGATGCCTTTTTGCGAATGATCGACAACGCGCCCTCCATCGAAGTCGAGGAAGTGTGTCATGGGCGGTGGGTGTTTGGAGAAATGGATGTTTTAGGTGCTCCTGTTCATTGCAGTGAATGCGGATGGGGTTCTGGTTGTGCTGATCCCGTTAAATGGGCGGAATATCCCGGCCACCGCTGTTGTGGCTCGTGCGGTGCAAAGATGGATTTGGAGGTCGACCATGGGAAAGCCTAACACCTATGTGCAGCTGCTCAATGCCCGGCGCGAGATCGAAGCTCTGAAGTATGAGGTCGAGCTGATGAAAGGCGTCACTCTGCAGCAGGCCCTGGACTTCGCCCAAATCGCACTGAACCGGGTTTTCCAGTTCGGCCCGAAATCTAACAAACGGTTTGAAGCTGACTTCAAAGACGTTTTCCATGAGTTCATGATGCTGTGTGTTTCTGACTCCATGGATGACGAGGAAGTCGCCTATTACCGGGGAAAGGTCGACCGGGCGCTTGCTGCCGCCTGCGGTGAAATCAAGCCTTTCGACACTCGCTTTGACCCGGCCAACCTGTATTTCCGTGATAAATTCAACAGGGGCGAGAAATGGTGATTATGAAGGAGGATCCTTATGGGTAGACAATCCGGATTCCTGGCTCGCCAGGATCAGCTCATTGACGAGTACTGCATGAAGGTCCAGCTGACCATGAAGCAGTTTATGATCGACACGCTGCAGATCACGATCAATGAAACCGAGGGGTTCGGTTATGATCGCATTAACCGTCTGACCGAGGCATGGGAGGCAAAGCGCCGCGAACTGTTCCCGGCGATTGAGCCGAGAGACCCCATGTGCGATGTGGAGCAGGAGCATATGCAGCGTGCTTTCCAACGGATCTGCAAGGGGCGTCAGGAAGTACTCCCGATCGCTGCGCGGTACCCGTATCTGAAGGAAGTCCGCTATGATAAAAAACGCATCAAATACTGGTGATTTCCGGCCGGAAAGCATATCCCATTTTGGCCCTTTTTGAACCCCTGAAAATGGGATATGCTCCGGCAGCCTCCGAAGTGTTGCGGTTACTGGTTTTTTCTCTGTCTGCCACGCTGATTTTCTACCGAGGTTATAGAGACCCTCGGTAAAAAATCGAGTGTTCTATACTTTAGAACACCCAACAGGTCACCCCCAAATTTTAGCTAAAATTCGCCCGAGTCACACGACACCACACCTGTTGGGTGTCCCCGTCCTGAATCCATTGCGCCACAAGACTTTCCAAAACGCCCCTACCCCAAAAACGCACAACCGACCTTACTACTATGCCTACCCATCAGGTCACCCCCAAAAAATGCACTCCCCCGAGCGCCAAAAAGCGATTTGCGCCGGCACCGGCGCAAGAGCTCTTTTGGCGCGACACTGCGATCTAGGCTGCCTAGTCTGCCCGCGAAAAGTCTGCCGGCGCGCGCCTTAATTTGCCCCAACCTGAAAAGACCCCTCCCGAAAAATGGCCGCTCTTGATACCTAAATCCGCGGCCCCTGGTATTGGCTTTCAAAAAGGGCAAAATCGATACCAATTTCTCATCGCGATTTTTTGTAGATTCTGGTATGTCTTTTTTGCCATGTATTCCCAAATATTTGCCACAGGAAAAAGACCCAGCCAGTCTATCTGCCCGAAATCACTGCCTAAATCTGCAGCCCCATGTATGGGTAAGCAGCTGCAGTCGAAATCACTACCTTTTTCTGCCCGTGCCTCGAGACACTTTTTGGTAGTTTGGTTTCGGATCATTACGGAAGTAGTTGCTATGATCTATTACACGGTCTATGACAATAAAACCGATGATGTGATAGCCTTTGGTACCGCGGCCGAGTGCGCCCAGCAACTGCAGCTCTCCTCCGTGGATAGCTTCTACTGTCTGGTCAGCCGGAAACGTAAAAAATACACCGTGGTCAAAGACGATTTCAAAACACCACAAAAAATTTTTGAAAAATCTATATAGTTTGCAAAAGTCGGCGTTAGAATTTTTATAAATTCTGGCGCCGTTTCTTTTGGGAGGTGATCGCGTGGCCACACTGTATGAGATTGGGGAGCAATATGCAGAAACCAGCGCCGTATATAAGGCACGGATCGCCGAGTTAAGAGAAGCTTACCGGAAAGAGTATTCCATTAGAGGCCGGCACGATCTGGCTGTACGGATCTCGGCTCTGGCTGCCATCCAAGCGGATCTGTCCGAAATGAGTAGTCTCTGCCGGCATTATTATGACAAGAAAGGAAGTCGCCGTGAACTTTAGGAAAGAGGCAGTCGAGAAGCTGCGATATTACAAGCTCAAAAAATACAGTCTCCAGGTGGCAATGGAAGAGTACAACCGTCTGGGTGACGAGATGGCTGCTCTCCACGCTGCATCTGATGGAGACCGTGTGACCGGCGGCGAAGGTGACCGTGAGGCCGTCCTTATCTCTCTGATTGAAAAACGGGATGCTCTGTCTATGGCCATAAAGAATACCCGGACGTGGATCCGCGTGGTTGATAAAGCCATGGCTGCCCTGGGTGATGATGACCGGCTGATTCTGAATACGCTGTACGTTGAAAAGACCAACGGGGGCATAAATCACCTGTGTGAGCGTCTCTTTGTGGAAAAGACTACTGTTTATCGCCGCCGTGACCGGGCGATCCGCGAATTTACCATCGCCATGTACGGAACTGAGAAGTGAGAATAAGGTGGGAAAAAAGTGGGAAAAAAACGGGACGATTTTTTCAAAATTATGGGCTAAAATGGAATTGTGCAGTATTGCACAAGGCGTAGTCGAATGGACATTTCAAGCACTGGAAAGAGCAGTCTTCATGGAGCGGGATACCATGGAGGGTGCTCTTTCTGCGTTATTTTTCGATGAGAGGTGGTGGAGCGTGTCGAATGAAAAGAATCTTATTCCCATGGATCAGCGAAGCGAGGACGAAGCAAGAGAACTCGGCCGTAAAGGCGGCATTGCTTCCGGAGCCGCTCGTAGACGTAAACGTAGTCTGAAAGAAGCTGCAGATTTGTTCCTCTCGATGAGTGTGACGGATAAGCGGCGATATAACAAAATTGCGGCCATGGGCGTGGATCCGGAAGACATCGACAACCAGATGGCCATGATCATCGGCCTGACGATGGCTGCCACTGCCGGTGATGCTCGTGCGGCACAGGTCGTCATTGATCTGCTGGGTGAGGAATCCAAGGACACTGGCGGGGAGGTGCGGATCGTTGATGATATCCCCGAGTGTTAGGCTGACAGACATCATCGCGCCGGCATTCTATCCCGTTCACGCTGACATTAAGGCTGATGGCCATACACATTACTGGCTGCCCGGCGGCCGTGGCTCTGCGAAGTCCTCTTTTGTCAGCATCGAGATCCCGCTCGGGATCATGCGCGACGCAGCTGCCGGCAACATTACCCACGCCGTTGTCTTTCGGCGCTATGGCGTCACCCTGCGAGAGTCCGTATATGCACAGATGCTCTGGGGCATCAACGCCCTGGGTGTAGCTCATCTGTGGAAGCCGGGGCTCTCCCCGCTCATGCTTACATATTTGCCTACAGGCCAGCGGATTCTGTTCCGCGGCGTCGATGACGAGCTGAAGGCAAAATCCCTGAAATTTGAAAAGGGCTATTGCAAATACATCTGGTACGAAGAGGTCAACGAGTTCGAGGGCGAGGCAAAGATCCGATCCATCAACCAGTCTGTGATGCGTGGCGGCCCGACCTTCTTTGCGTTCTACACTTTCAACCCGCCGAAGTCCGTCCGCAACTGGTGTAACCAGCATGTGGCCGTAGAGCGGCCGGGTACCATGATCGTCCGATCGACGTATCTCACTGTTCCTCCGGAGTGGCTGGGAGAACAGTTCATCATAGAGGCCGAGCACCTGAAGGAAGTCTTCCCTCTTGCCTATGAGCATGAATATCTGGGCAAGGTCACCGGCACTGGTGGCGAGGTGTTTGAGAATGTTAAGCTCCGCCTGATTACCGAGGAGGAGCGGAAACGCTTTGACAATATCCGCCGCGGCATCGACTGGGGCTATGCCACAGATCCGTTTGCCTACAACGAAGGTCACTACGATTCCACCCGGCGCCGGCTGTATCTGTACCGTGAGATCCATCAGGTTCGGCTCAGCAACCGCGCGGCCGCGGAGAAGGTCCTTCCCTGGGCAGGAAATGGCCGCATTACCTGCGACAGCGCAGAGCCGAAAAGTATCGCAGAGGTCAAGGATTACGGCCTGCACGTTGTTGGCGCCAAGAAAGGCCCTGACAGCGTAGCTTATGGCATCAAGTGGCTGCAGGATCTGGAGGAGATCATTATCGACTTCCAAACCTGTCCGGAGACGGCCAGAGAGTTCAGCGGCTACGAGCTGGATCGGGATAAGGAAGGCAACTTCAAAGCCGGCTTCCCCGACCACGATAACCATCATATTGACGCCGTCCGCTATGCCTGTGAGGATGACATGAAGCGGCCGGGCGTGAGAGTTTTGAGGTGAGAATAAACTATGCAGTTTACCCAGACGGAGCTGATCAGTGCAGCTTTGAGCGATCCCACGAGGGCACCCATGACAATGGAGCAGATTATCGCCAACGAGATCAGCGAGTTCAAGGCCTCGCCTCGTTATGCCGATATGCTGCAGTCCGAAGCCTACTACCGGAACCGTTCCTCCATCCAGAGTAAGACGGTCGAGCACAAAAACCGGAGTAACACAAAAATCGAGCATCCGATCTACCGCCGCCTGGTGGATCAGAAGGTTCGTTACCTTCTGGCCCGGCCGTGGTCGGTGGCCACCGAGGACAAAAACTACGGTGAAGTCCTGACCGACATGTTCAGTGACGCATTTCGCCGGAAAATCCGCCGCTTCACCAAGAACGCTGTCAAGGATGGCGTCGGCTGGCTGCAGCCTTATGTGGATGACGCCGGAGAGTTGGCCTTCATGCTGATTCCTGCTCCGGAACTCATCCCACTGTGGGCAGACGCGGAGCAGACAAAGCTGGATAGTTTTATCCGGTTCTATACGCAGGTCGTTTACGAGGGTGTGAACCGCAAGGAAGTCACCCATGCGGAGTATTGGTACGCCGATGGCGTCCGCCGCTTTATTGATCGCAATAACGATGGACACTTCAGAGAACTCGTCGGTGAAGAAGAAACTCACTTCCAGTACGGCACCCAGCGGTACAACTGGGAGAATGTCCCTCTGATCTGGCTCCGCTATA